GTAGATTGGAGAGATTATTTTAAAGACAATTTGAAAAAAAGATTGGATGAAGAACTTAAAAAAGGAGGTGGGAAATAATGTCACAGCATGACATGAATTTGGCTAATGCGGATGGAGCAACTTTTCGGGCTGATGCGAACAGTGCTCTACAAGCGATAGCTGAATGTAATTCGGGAGGGACAGCACCGTCAACGACTTTCGCATATCAATGGTGGGCTGACACAGGAAACAATTTATTAAAACAGAGAAACGCTGCCAACTCAGGATGGATTACCATTCTAACACTAAGCACTGGGGCGGTGTCAAATACTGTAATTGGTAAACATACTCTATGGATACCCGCTGCTGCAATGAGACCAACGGACTCCAATGGATGTGATTCAATAACCGATGTAGAAACAACATCTGGCAGACCAGACTTACAGGTTCTTGACTTTGACACGAGTGCTGACGAACACGCACAATTCGGAGTGTGTTTTCCAAAATCTTGGAATATAAGCACGGTAACTTTTCAGGTATGGTGGTGTTCTACTGCCACAGATACAGATGGAGTGGCTTGGTTCTTACAGGGTGTGGGAGTAGCCGACAACCAGACTGCTGATATCGCATACGGAACGGCTGTCGTGGTCACAGACGATGCTCAATCAGCAGCAGAGGAAGTTTATGTAACAGCAGAGAGCAGTGCGGTCACTATCGCACAAACACCAGCCGATGACGATATGACTTTTTTCAGGGTTGGGAGAGATGTCTCTGATGCTAATGATGACATGGCAGAGGATGCAAGGCTTTTAGGAATCAAATTGTTTTACACGATTGATGCAGGGGAGGACACATAAGATGAAAAAGAATTATGCAAAAATTGACAGGGCAACAGGAAAGGTTTTAAAGCAGAAAAGTTCGGAAGGAATGGAGAGAGCTTTTAATAAAGAAGTGGTATGGTTGGAAATGGAACTAACTGGCAAACCAGACTATGATAAGGATAACGAGAAGGCGGTTCAATACCAGAGGGTTTCTGCCGACATTTCAGATTTAAGTATTGATGTTCCACCTGATACTAAATTCCTTCAGGGTTATGATGTAGCCAGCTTAACTACCGATGAAAAGGAACAGATTAAACTAGGAAAGATTGTAGACTCTGATGATGACCTTGCCAGATTTACAGAGGATATTCTGGTTGCGATAGCACAGGGAGATACTCTTGAAAAAGATAGTTTTTCAGATGAGGTCTGGGAAAAGGTAAATGCAAGGAGAGTGTTGAGGGGGGAGGTAGCTGTCTAATGCTAAAGGTTAATCAACTAATAGGATTTGGAGGTAGTGCTACTGGGATTGTTGCTGCTGGACACGCTTATACTGCAGGCGGTCAACCAGCAAGGTCAGCATTAACAGATAAACTAACATACTCTGATGAAACAAATGCCGCAGCGACGACTGCAAATTTAACTGTAGGGAGAATACAAGGTTGCTGTTTTAGTGATGCTTCTACTGCAGGATATTTTGCAGGAGGAAATACAGCTGGTGCAGGAGGTCAAACTACATTAGTAGATAAAGTAGTTTTTTCTACAGATACAACAGCAGCAGAAACAAGTGCTGCGCTGTCTGTTGGCAAAGCATCAGGGTCAGGGCACAGTTCTCCCACAGATGGGTATTTCTTAGGAGGGAATACTACACCAACTACGATGGTTGACCTAGCAGATAAAATGGTGTTTTCTACTGAGATTACATCAGCAGTAGCCACAGCAAATCTTAGTATCAATGTACAGAATCAGGGAGGACTTGGCTCTACTACCGATGGGTATTCTATGGGAGGTCTTACAACAGGAACAGTAGACCAGCTTGTAGTAGATAAGTTAGTTTATTCTACTGATACAACAGCAGCAGAAACAAGTGCTCAATTAACACAATCAAGGAGAGAGCCACAGGGTCCAAATGGAATAACAGAAGGTTGGGTGGCAGGAGGCTATAAAACTGCTGTGGCACACGTAGACACTTGTGATGAGCTAACATATAGTACAGATACAACGATAGCTCAAACAAGTGCCAACTTAACTACTGCAAAAGCAGGAATCTCATGGAATAGTAATGGAGTGTCTAAGGGTTATTGGTCAGGGGGAAGTAGTGGAGCTTTTACAGACACGGCAGAGGCAGTTACTTTCTCCACAGCCACAACAGCATTAGTTGCAACAGCAGACTTAACGTTTAGTCTTGGTAATATGTTTGGCGGATGTAGTTCTGTCTACCATTAAGGAGGTAAGTATGGATTTAAAATTAATAAATAAGGCAGGGAGAAACGAGGAGCTAATCAAAGCATTTGAAGAAGTACAACAACCTCGTACAGAATACCAACTTCGTAACTTTGTAGTTGGAGCACACATCGGAAAAGAACAACAGTATGCTCAGTGTGTAACTGAGTTACAGAGGAAGTATACCAATTTAAAAAGAGCCCAAGTCCAATTTGATAAAAATGAATATGAGTTGGAAGCTTTAAGGAACAGCGATAATCCTCTAGCCAAGTTTGATATTAAGATAAGAGAATTGGACATGGAGGAAACTAGGTTAGCTGTTATAGGAGCCATGAGGGAGTTTGAAGTTCTTTATAGGATATGGCAAGAGTTCGGTAGAACTTACACTCGCAAAGAAATAGATGGAGCACAAGAGAAGTATTGGCACGATAGGATAACAGAACAAGCTAATAATGATATTAGAGCTGCAGGAAGGATAGGGGTAGGAAATCTTAAATCATTAAGGCAGATAGGCAAGAGTGCTATACCTGAATTAGACCATGTTCGAGATATAGAGAAAAGATATATAGAAGGTAGTAATGTCAAATTGTTGATAGCTGTTGCGACAGAGAAGAAAGCAGTTGATGGTTTGCCATGTCTCAAAGATTTAGTTATACCATCTGGCGTACAAGTTAAATACTATAACTGTTTCGGGAGAAGTGTTGCAGATGCTTACAATGATATAGCCAAGGAGTTTATTAAGGATGATGCAGATTTCTTACTCACTGTTGAAGACGATACCTTCCCTCCACCAGAAGCTCTAGTTAAATTACTGAACCACATGGAAGACAAAGCTGTTGTGGGCGGTTGGTATCTAAAGAGACAGAAGGTCAAGGAGGGCGCACCAATAATCATAAAGCCTAATGGGAAGAGGGGAGCACTGGAAGTTGATGGAGAGGTGCATGAAGTGTATACAATACCTATGGGGTGTACTCTTTATAAAGCAGAGGTGTTTTTCAAGACTGAGTTTCCTTGGTTTGAAACCACAGCAAATTTAACTCAGGACAGTTTCTTTTCTCAGAAGTTAAGGGATGCAGGGTTTAAATTGTATTGCGATACAAGTATCAGGTGTAAGCATATTGATAGAGTAACAAGTAAGGTTTATGAATGAATTACTGACACACCTTTTTTCAACCTGACTTCAAAGGTCTTGTCAGCACAGAGGGCTAACTCATCTAGGTGGGTTACGATTATGAATTGCAGACTTAGCCTATCACGAAGTTCCTGTAATAAGTCACAGGCTCTTGGGAGTAGGTCTTTGGAGAGAAACTTGAATGGCTCGTCAAGTATTAAAGTATTTCTGCTTTTCGGGTTTTGTAAAGTCCAAAGAGCAATACGCAAGGCGAAGGAGGCTACATCAACTACACCTCCTCCGCTTGCAGACAGAGGGCTAATCCTTTCACCATCCCTTTTGAATACCAATTCACATTCTGTCTTATTTCGTCTGACAACGAATTCTACCGTGAACTGATAAGGGTCTTCAAAGATGGTATCAAGGGCGAGGGAGACTATATCAGAGATATGGTATTCTAACTGTTGCTGAGTTTCTTGAGCCACTTTCTGAATAATGGCTTGGGCTTTTTCAGAAAATACAATCTCTTTCTCTACGGTGTTTATCGTTGATTGGAGTTCATCAATTCTATTCTCCACCTCTTCCCTCTGTCCCTTACTTCTTTCTATTTGTGTTCTGATTTCCTTTAGATTCATTACTATAGCTTTCTTAATATAAATTATTATAGCACAAAATAAGCTGAGAGATGACTGATATTTATCAGAAAAGAGATAAACTTTTCTGTGGCTATAAATATCAGGTGGCTAAACCCTCCCAAAAATAACTTCACCACTTTGCCTTCGTTACTATACCGTTATCATCCGGCGCCCTTACGAGGCGTTTTGAACTTATCTAATTATCCCCCTATTCTATTTATTCTACGAAAGCCAACAGACTCTGCTACAAAAAGATTGCCAGAGGGAGCTTTAATTAAATCACCAATACACATTGAAGTGTGTTTTAAATTAAGGCTTCTGATGAGGTCTTTTGCTTCACCTTGTGGGCTCCATCTTTCTCCCTGCATTATAATCCATATTTCATTAGCTGCTTCTTCACTCTCTTTCCACTCATTGAAAATAACTTTAGCTACTTTCGTATGAGTTTCAGTCAAGTCAGCTGGAGGAGTAGGTGGTTCTTCAAACCCAGTAACTCCAAAGTGGCTTTTCCATTCCTTCATGTACCAAACTTCCCAAGCACCTCCCTGAAATCCATCCTCATCTCCAAAGTCTACTGTCAAGAAAAACATAGAAGAATTCTTTTTTTCTCTTTTCCTAATATATGCTACTTTAGCTAGCTCTTTAACTTCCATTTTGATTCTCCTTCCTAAAAGATTAAAAGTAAAATAAAATTATTCCCCCATTATGCTATCAAAAAGCCTCCAAGTATTACTAAGTTTTTCTTTTGACAATTCTTTAGTTTCTATATTCTCTGTGACCAGAGTTCGTTTACAAAGAATCTTGTCACCATTATTACCTTGAAAAGTATATTTCTCTCGTATAGGGTTTCCCTCTCTATCTCTTACAAAATCTAGTATAGGCTCTACAGTAATCCAGCGCCTCATTTTGTCTTTAGTTACTGTTTGTCCCCCGTTCAAAGCTCTTTCTATTTTTTTCTCAATATTCTTTTGTTGTTTTTTTAATTCTTCTTCTGACATGAGATAGAGATGTATCGTATTTCCAATTCTAACCTGATATTTCTTGCTTTCTTTAAGTGCTTTTGCTAATTCCTTTTTAGCTAATGTTTTAGTGCTTTCCATTTTGATTTCTCCTTTTTAAAAAGTTAAAAAATAGTAGATGTTAATTATGTATGTATTATAATATAATATATCATTACGTAAACAAGAAAATGTCTCTTTTCTGAAAATAGTTTATAAAGTGTTACGATATAAGTACTTAGGAATGAAAGTTTTTTATAAAATTTTAGTAGTAAATATAAATAAGTGCAACTGAGAATATTTTAATTTTCAAATTGTTTTAAAGTGTTTAGCTTATTAAACTTAAGGCTTGATGTCTTTTCTTTCTACTATTACAGGTAGTTGGTTATTATTCATCACTAGCTGTACTAATGCCTCTTCATCAATAGAATCTCTATCATCGGCAGGGTCGGAGAGTCTACCTGCATCTCTCTCTTGGTAATCTATCCCTTTTAACAGACCATCAGCATTCCATTTCTTTTTTAGTTTAATACAAGCTGGACATAATTCTCTAGTATAAATATATTTCATTTTATCCTCCTAGACAACTGTTCAATTTGCTTATTTAATATTTCACTGTCTTTATCAACTTCTTCCTTCATCTTCTTCAGTTTTCTCTTTGCACTTTTCAACTCATCACATCCAAACTCCTCCAAAGTTTTTAGTGCTTCTTCTCTTTGCCCTTCTAATTTGTTTAGTTTCACTTTCCCTTCCTCAATCTTTTCTTTTAAATTGAGTAATGTTTCGTTATCCATTCATACTCTCCCACACTTTTTCTACAATTCTTTTCCTTGTTCTATTTGCTCTGAAGAATTCTTCTATGTTATTCTCAAAAGATAGTCCTAGCTCTTCCGTCTCTTTCAAGCGATTAACAAATGACTCTATCCTTTCATCCCTTCTTTCAGTTTCTTCTATGTGTTCTCTACTTATCACGTTTTCTTCTATTGGTAAATAAGCTCTTTCTACTCTATTGTCCTCTGAATACCAAATATAAACAGAGGGGCGATGGTCAATTTGATTAGCAGTCATGCGCATTATACTGCCAGCATTCACTAACCATCGTCCTTCATATTCTATCGCAAAGCTTTGATGATTATCTCCCGTTACTATTAAATCATAGCAAGGATATTTTTTTAAATGCCATTTTGCTGAACTAGCTATCTGGTCATGCCATAACTTATCTTTCTGAGACTTAAGCACCATCGTGTGGCAGACAGCAACTAACTTATCTCTTGTTTGTTCTTCATTAGTGATTTGTTTACTGTAAGGAAAACAATGTATTCCAATATTATCTTGTTTCCCTATAGTAAGATATCCAGTCTGGACAGTAAAATTCTTTAGCGATTTATCTAACACTCCCAGTCCCCCTTCTTTCCATTCATTTAATTTGTGATGTAGTAGGTCATGTTGTCCTGCAATCGCTATAATTGGGACATCCACCTGCAGTGTTTCTATGGTTTGGTTTAATAATCTATCTCCCCAGATAGGCTTATGTCCTATATCTCCTGCAATGATAATAGGACAATCATATTTAAGTGCTAAGCTTATAATAGTTTCTATCTTTCTTTTTTGTGCTTCTAGGTAGTTATCTGTTCTACAGATTGGTCTATCTCCTCTAATATGCCAGTCTGATGTCAGTATTGCAGCTGGCGCTTTAGCTTTAATCTTTATATGGTTACCTATGAACATCATTAAAAAGTGTCTCCAGCGTCATCTGGTGAATTCAAAAAATGTTAATAATAGGCAATTCTTACAATATCATCATCTTCTTCTATATATCTGATGTTCTCTCTATTTATATCAAGAAAGAGTTCTATTGTTTTAATATTTCTGTCAGTAGCGCTTTCATAGCTTTGAATATCAGCTTTTATTGTAAGAAAGCCTAGCTTAGATATTTCTTTAGTTTTCAATTTCTTTCTCAAAATCTTTTTTGCATATATGTTTTTTATATTAATCTCTTTATTTGTAAACCACTTCATTCTCCCCTCCCACACAGAGGACAAATGTCAGGCATAAATTTGTTAAACTGTCTTTGCCACAACTTTATTTTATGGGTTAACCTCTCTATTGACTCTTCTACTAAGCTTACATTGCTAACCATTTCCCCCAACTTCTCAACTTTGTTTGAATTAGTCTTACTTCTTTCTGAGTGTGTTATGAGTTTGTTTACAGCATCTTCATGTTGTGTTAGTTTAGAGATTTTTTCTGTCTCTTCATCTAACCATTCTATATCATTTATAATAGCTTCTAGCTCTAACATTTTTTGTTCTTTACACTTCAATACATTATCAGCTATTTCTAATTTTACGAGACAACCCTCTACTTTATCTATCCAGCTAAATTCTTTTTCTTTCTCTATTGCTTCATTGAGGCTTGTGTGAGCATACGAAATATCAGTTTTCTCTTTTCTTAAAGTCTTTCCTATATTAGAAAGAGACGTATCTATAGTATCAAGATAAACTATTTTATTTAAGTACCTAGCAACCTCTCCTCCCGACATTGCAAGGAGGAAAGGAGAATCAAATTGTCCCTGCAAATTCAAAGAGGAGAAGTTTACTAGATTTTTTATTTCGTCTGGGACATCTTGTCCAAATGACAAAAACTTTTCGTCACCTTCCCCTGCCACAGAGGTAAGATTTTGTAAATTGTAGAAATTAGTCTTACCTTTTCCTCTTCTAATGGCTTGCTTATCAACCCACAGGTTGACATCAGTCCCTCCACCCCAGCTACTTCTAAATGCCTCCCCTGTGGGTCGATTATTTATAACCCAATTCAATGCTCTAATAATAGCCGTCTTACCACTGTCTGATTGTCCGATAATGATATTGATACCTTCATCAAATACTAATGCAGAGTTCTTATGGGACTGAAAATTATTGATACTTAAAGAATTAATCATCAAAAGTTACATCCTTCCATGCAGAAGTGACCCATTGTCCGCCAAGCTGCTGTTTTCTTTGCCTGTATTGCAAAACTATAAAACAAAGAGATTCACCTGTTTGGATTGCTCCTTCAGGCAATTCTCCTAAGTGATTTACATTAATCTTCCGCCATCTAAGCTCTACCATTGCTAATCTCCCTATCTAATTTCTGCAAAATATCTTCTTCTTCAACAGAGAATTTTATTTTGCCTTTGTTTAGATTGTGTACATGTGTCACTCTTTCATAATCTTGAATGTGCTCCATGTACTTTTTCAGCAATTTTCTATAGCTAAAATACATTTTCTTTCTACTATATTAAGAAAATCTTCTAGTTTCATAACATAGAAATTCTTGTAGCGTAAGAATATAGATTTATACTTTACTAAATTAGCTATTTGAAATGTAAAATTATTGTTCAAGAAATATATATAATCTTCTTTTTTTCTATACAATTTGAAAATAATTACAACTGGCTTTTTTAATTTTAAGTTATCTCTTTTCTTCGTTTCTTCTTTATGCCACCGTTTTATTACCCAGTCTTCTTGCATAATGCCATTAAAAGATGCCTCTTTTCTGTCTTTAGTGTCTATCCATATTTTTAAACAATCAGGACTAGGAAGAAATGTAATGTCTCCTACAAAAGAAGTCTCTCCCCTTCTTGTTACTGTACTTTTTGCTCCCGAGCCAGCTGTTCTCCAGAAATAATCTGTCTCTTCATTCTTATCGTACCATCTAGAAAGAATCCGAGATATCTTAATCTCATAACTATTTCCCTTTCTTTTGCTTTTGCCTAGTTTCAAAATCTCTCCTTTCTTTTTGGCTTTATAGCATCTTCAATTGCTTGCCAATCTTGTTCTAACTTATTAATTACATCTTCAAGAGTAGCTTGGCTTTTTTCGTATTCTCCAATTCTACTTTCATCTTCATTTAAAAACTTGACTATGCTACCTACATTATCAATACCATAGTCAAACAAGATATCAAATTCAGCATCTCTAAAAGGCTTAGCAGTTTTGTTTCTTTTAAATCTCGCTTTCACTCTTACTCCATATACTCGTTCTTGTCGTTTAACAGTTTTTTTCAATTTCTCTCTTACTGCTAACCAGCAAACCTGATGCGTATAAAAGTCTAACGCTTTTCCCCCAACTCGCTTATGCTTTTCTCCAAAAATGCCGGCATTAATATTATCTCTTACTTGAGAGATGCAAATTAATGTAGCATCTTTCTCTTGCATTGTATCACATAAGTGACTAAAAAAGCCAGCAGAGAAGTACTTAGCTTTTTCCATTCCATACGTCCCCTCAATATCCTTGTCTGTTTTCACAGATTTCTCTACTCTTTTCCTTCCTGCTGAGCTATCAAGAGCATCAAGAGAGTCTATTACATATAATAAAAACTGACCATCTTTTAGAGAATTGACTCGTCTCTGGTAATCTCTACCAAATTCTTCACAAGTGGAAGATTGAATCCATACCACCCCATTAACAAATTCTTCTCCATACATTTCTTCGAGGGGAAAATCCATAACTCCCTCTTTATTATTATAAACAATTGAAACTTTTTCAGGCCTTGAAAATAATTTGGACCCCCTCTCTTTGATGTGATAGAAAGACTGGGCGCACGCCTCTAAGGCGCAGAGGGTTTTGCCACTACTGCCATCTCCAACTAAATTAATAATCCTTCCACGCGCCCAGCCTCCTGCTTTTCCTTTCCCACTTGCCGCAAGATTTAATAAAGTAGAACCTGTGTCTAAGAATTCTACTCTTGTATTACAATCCCGAATTACTTGCTTCTTTACATTATCTTTTATTTGTTCTACTAACTTTTTTTTCATCACTAATCCTCTTTCGTAACTCTTTAGTAGCTAATCTACTTTCTTCTTCAGTATGTTCTTTTGGAGTAGCATTATATCCAGAAATAAATAGCTGTACTTTACATTCTAAAGCTTTCTTTCTATGTTCAAAAGCTTTAATTGCACCCTCTAATATTTTTACTTCATGATTTAAAGATAAAAGTTCTTCTATTAAGCTTTGATACTTAGGCTCTATAGCTATTGAACTTGTAACTGCACTTTCTGTAATTTTAGATAGTCCATGCCTTTCTGGATTATCTCTTATCTTTAAATCTAGCTCTGCTCTGTAAACATCAATCTCAATTTTTTTCTTGTCTCTCTTTAGAATAGTATCGGCTAGCACTCGTGAGTAAGACATAAATAAGATAGGCTGATTGTTCCAATCTGTGCCCAAGCTATACTCATTAATTTCTATATCTTTTTCAAATTTTAGTTCTTTATTCACTATCAAGCCTCTTAGCTCTTTCTTCAGGAGACTCTTCTAACTCAAGCTCTTCACATAATTCTTTTCTTAATTGAGCTGTTTTACAATCCTTAATTTCTTTTTCATCAAATCCTAAAGACTCTGCTAAACTTTCAAGTTCGCTACGCATCATATTTTCAATATCTTTTTTATTATACTTGCTATTTGCAGTGACTTCTCTTTCTTCTTTCTCAATCTCTTTTTCATCTTTCTTTTCATCTTCTTGTTCTTTTTCATCTTCTTGTTCTTTTTCATCTTCTTTACAATGATGAACACTCTTAATATAGTCATCTTCAAAGTATACTAAACAATCTTCTAGCGGATTTTCTATTGCAAAATCTAACCAGTCTTCTTTTCCTAGTTCTGACTTATTGCGAGCAATAGAAATTGCACTGTATTTCCCGGGAGACCCTTGGGTGGGAGCTTCATATTCAAATTCTACATCATATCCTTCATCTGGATTATCAATATTAAGTACTCCCCCACCCCTTTTATCAATAGAAAGTTTAGATATGTCCCTATCAATAGTCCATGGCATCGCCCATAGCCTAACTCCTTCTTTCTCTTCATCTCTATTAATAAGCCAGACTAAAACTCTTTTAGTGACTCTTAACTCTTTAGCATAATCTACATCCCCTTCACTTTCTGCTTCTTTCTTTTCTTCACAAATAGTACAATGTTCATCTAACATTGCTTTTCTGCATAAATAAGCAGAATTATCTGCCCCAATGTTATTATGTATAAATATGTCTATTCCATAGTGTTGAGCATCTTCAGAAGTTGCAGGTAGTATTCTGATACAATTATTATTTGGCTGAGGTTTAAATAGAGAGTACTCTCTATTTAAGTAAGTATCTCGATTAGTACTTGCTTGCTGAGACCGTTTCTTTACTTGGTCTTCTGTTCTAGGATTATACTTAAACTTTTTCTTTCTCTCATTCTTTTTTCTCATAATCTTCCCTCTCTTTCCAATATTCGTCTCTTGATTTAAAATAAGCTGTAAATATTAATCGCGTTACTATATAACTAAGCACAATTCCAGTAGTAACAATAGCTAAATTTTGTAATGTAAACATTATGTTTTTGCTCCTTTTAAATATTATAGTAAGTTATTTAAGTTTCTGTAAGACATCTTTTTCAGATATTACTGTATTACATAATATACATTTATAACCACAATCAATTGCACAATCAATAGAGTTAGAACTTAACATGTCCAAAAAGTTATTTTTGTTGTGTAAAAGCTTAGACTTATTAATGTCTATAGTATATTGTGGAGCAGAGTAATCTCCTTCTTCTTTACCAATATTTTCTAAATGCGCCCATAATTCTAAAAGATTACCACAAAACACTTTTTTCATATATTGTTCTGTAACCCATAATATATATTTAGTTGGATGAGTCCTACCTGTTATTTTAAAGTGATTAATATTCACGTTTTCTTGGTAGAAGCTCATCCATTGTGGTAAGATAAAGGGTGCTTTTATCCATTCAACAGGCTCTTGATACCTTTTGCTTATACACTTTCCCATAGGATAGAAGCCGTATAACTTATTTTTTTCTTTAGTATGTCCATGTAATAAATAGCATTGAGTTCTATCTACACAATATATATAACAAAATTCATTAGCTAATAATTCTACAGTTATTCCTTTGCTTACAGCTTCTTCTTGAAATGTTTTTAGAAATTTAAAATCTCTATTTTTAGCTATTTTCATACACACTTTATCAATTTTTTCTTCAAAATAATTTAAAGCTTGTATATTGTCAATTTCATATATAGTTGATAATTCTATTTGCAGCTTTGTATATTTATTTACAAAATCAATTAATAATGGGTGAGATAAAGTAACCCTACGAATACCAACATTTTCAAGATACTGTAAGAAATCAATTATCTCTGTTTCTTTTTCTTTTAAGTTTTGTAAAGAGCCAAAACAGGGAGTATTAATAGTATAGTTTATGTCAATTCCCATTCTTTTAGCAGACTTTATAAACATTTCGAAATATGATAAACTTTTATCTTGAACTCTATAGTTTGGTCTTGCAGTCCCTATTGGATTATCAAGCAAGCTTCCATATATTTCTGAGACTTTAATATTATTCTTTTTATACTTTTCATTTAAGATATAAAATCCAGCTAAAAGTTTTGTGTCCCAATTATTACCTACCATTAAATGTATCATCTCTTTCTTCATTTTTAATTTATTTGAAATCATATTCGTATATTAGTCATTCCTATAGTTTCTGCTAATTTATGGCTAAAATTATCGTTGTACTCATCTCTCCAATAAATTTTGCTTACTTTAGCTTGATACAATGCTTTTAAACATGTAGAACAAGGAAAGTTTGTAATATATATCTCAGAATGAGATATGTTTATCCCCATTCGTGCAGCTTGTGCAATAACATTCATTTCTGCATGACTAGCCATAGTGAAGTCTACATTTTTTCCAGATACAATATTTTTTTCTTCTCTAATACATTTGTCTAAGTACATGCAATTTTCTATTCCACGAACAGAACCATTATATCCCGTAGAAATAATCATCTTATCTTTTACTAGTACTGCTCCCACTTTTCTACGAGCACATGTGCTTCTGCTTTTTATTTCAAATGCTATATTCATAAAATATGAATTCCAATCTTCTCTTTTAAAAATGATTCTTCTTAATGTGTATAAGCAACTTTCTAATGATTTGCTAGTGTCTATATAATGTTTACTTAGTTTAGATTGTGCAACTACGTTTGCATATAGCTTTAAATATGTATCAATATTTTCTAACAAATGATTTGTAGTGTCATCTTTTTTTCTAGCTAATATCTTCTCTTTGTTAGCAGCACAATATATTAAAATAGCTCCGGCTTTAAAAAGTTCTTTGTCTATCTCTTTTATATATTCTGTACTATACTTTTCTTCTAATGCAGTAGCATACACTGCTTCTGATAAGTGGAACCTATCAATAAATAAATTTCTTTTTATATGCTTAGCTAATTTTGCAAAGCTTAAATATTCCCCCATTACTACGTGACGATACTCTAAGCCGTAACTTCTAGGCTTCTCTTTTGTGTAAAGGGAAAATTCATCTGTTTCAGCTAACAAATGTTTTATTAAAGTTGATTTCCCCGCTCCATCTATACCCTCAAAAATTACTATCATACTTTTTTCTCTACACAGATAGCTTACTATTATAAACTTTTGCTTCTTTCAATTGAATATTTTTGTTCAACTAATTTTGATTTTGTCTTCCACGTAGTTTCAAAATCTTCAACTTGAATATCTAAATAGACTAAGAAATTAACTAAAAACTTGGTTATATCTACAAGCTCTTCTAGTATTTTATCTTTATTAAGAGGTTTGAATGTATTTGGCTTATGAATTTTCCAGTTTAGTTCTCTCAACACTTCATGGCACTCTTCTGTAATATGAGTAACCATTTTAACACATAAATCATTTTGCTCTTTTTCAGTCAAGTTATCTATATCTAACCCAACATCTCTTAATAATTGCCTGTTAAAAAGTAACTGTGTAAGCTTCATGTCAAGTATATCTAACATATTTTCACCTCCTTTAGTTCTTTGATTATTCTTTCTTTATTATATTCTAAGCTTTTCTTTTCAACATTTAATTCAACATTAGCTTTTCCTGTAAGCAAGTCAGAGTAGAATTCAGAAAAGCCATTATAGAAAATAGGTTTAGCTCCTAAATAAGCAGCTTCTATTATGCCAACTGACGCCCATTTTCTTAAATCATACATGACAGGAATGATATGGCTTTGTGCCATAAACTTATACATAGGCCCTCCGCATAAATCTATTTTTGTAATTTGGCTGTTTATTTTTATTGTGCTACTATAGTTTGGGTCTGTAACTATTATGCTATATTTATCTTTATAGGCTTGAATTAGTTTATCTGCAATTCTTAGAAATGAGTCTGATTTTGTTCTAGCTAAATCAGATAGTCTAGTAAGATATAATATTGTTTGTCTGGGAAACTTATTATTAGTTTTGTACTTACTTAACTCTGCTTCAGAATAAAATACGTCAAGAACTTTATGGTGCTCACAATTATTTAATCCTAAATAATTTGAAAAGCTTTCTCTATTTTTTTCTGTGTTAAAATAAACTAAATCAGATTTGTTTGCGCCGTCTAAATCTCTCAAAAATATACTTGAGCACTTATTAGTATAAATATCAAGATAATGTATGAATGAAACAATTCTAATGTCATCACTTATTTGTCTAAAGTAAGAAGCTTTTTCTATAGGACATAAAATAGTATCAATCTTACGCTTGTTAACAATAGTAGCCATTTCATCATAATCAAAGTTATATCTTTGGCTACCAGCATTATAAGCATGCTTGACAGCAATATGATAAGGGTATCTTTGGCTGCCAGTACAGCTATCTAATCCAAAATCTGGAATGTAATTTATAGTTTTTCTGTGAGGTATTACTAAATAAATATTAGCATTAGGAATAGCTGCTTTTACTATCTTTGTAAAGTACTTCATTAATTTAAAATTAGCATCTTTTTCTAGTAACCAAAGATTAGTTATGTAGCTTCTCATTGAGTATTGTGGCCAAACTAAAATATTCATATAAATATTTCTCTTTCTTTTAACATAAGCTCTTTTTCTATTTCAATATTAAGTTCATCATATCTGTTACAATACTTACACTCTTCTGCTTTTTTAGAAGTTAGTGTTTTATACATGGCGCTAGCTCTTATATTACTAAAAAAGATACCCTTATCTCTTGTGTAACCGAAGATATCATTGTACTCCCACTGCTTGTGTATATTTTTATTCCACTTCTCATTATCATGATATGTGTGACAGCATGGATAAAGGTTCCCACTCGGGTCTATTATGCAATGAAAGTTTATAACGTAACAATTTGTAGATTTAGAGAATTTTTTCATATAACATACGCGTTGACTAAGAGGCTCATCTCCATAGGCATTATATATTTTAGTCTCAATATTTATATTGTTAAAATATTTGACAATATTCTCTATTTCTTGATAATTTAATGTTTGCTTTGTAATATTTACTCTAACATTTTTGTTTTCTTTAGCAACAAAGTTTAAGTTAGATAAAGCTACGTCAAGTTTTGCTTGCCTAATTTTATAATAAGTATCAGGATATATTGAATCAATAGAAAATCTAATCCACTTAGCATTCTCTAAAGTACATTTTTGTAGAGATAATTTATTGCTCCATTGTCCTGATGTAATTATTCCGTACTTTATCTTACTATTATGTATTTGCTCACATATCTCATTAATTTTAGGGTGTAAGAAGGGTTCTCCTCCCGATAAGACAATTGTTTGAGTTCCACAGACTATAAGATAATTTAATAAGCTTGAAAACGTTTTCATTGTCATTTCTTCTTGTGGCCATGTGCGCTTAAAACACATGTTGCATTTACAAATACACTTATTAGTTAAATTTAGTTGTACTGATAGGGGGAATATATCATTTCGTTTAATAAATGCAGCTAGCACTTTTGCTTTATGTTTTACTTTATCTAGCATTTATAATCTCTTTTCTAAAGTTTGTAAAGTTATTAAAAAAGTCTTTTTGTCTAGTAACGTCTCTAGCAACATAAGCGGGATGCCAGTTACCAATTACTTTTATTCCATTAGCTAGCTCAATCATATTTCCTCTTGTTACAGGATCATTTAGTGCTCTCATTGCAACAGTGCCAAGAGCAATTATAAGCTTGGGTTGTATGATTTCTATTTCTTTCACTAAATATTTTCTACAATTTTCTATATTTTCTTTGGGAATATTATCCGTTGCACATTTAATTGTATTAGTGATACAAAAGTCTTTTTTAAATTTTAATCCTACCATATTTAAAGCTCGATACAAATGTATTCCGGACGTTCTATACCCTTTTTTAAGATTGAGTCCGAATGGAGCTTCATAATAAATTCCATCACCGTTAGGTGATTGTGCTATTATCATAATATTATTTCTATCTCCCAGTACAACATCTCTTTTGTTTAAAGTATAGTTTTTACAATCTTTACAAGCTTGTAGTGTTTTGTTCAACTCTTTTAATGTGCTTATCTCAGAGAAGTAAGTATGCTTTTTGATTTTTTTAGATATTGCTTCTCCACACTTTTCTTTAAAATTATTAAAGTCTTTAAACGGACGTTGGCTGATTATTTTATTAGCTGTTTTTTCAGCTATGCCTTTACATAAAATTAAGCCTGACCGAATTCCATTGTGCTTTTTATCAATAGAATAATTTGCTTGTGAATAGTTAATATCAACAGGCAATATTTTATATCCTAATCTTTCAACTTCAGAAAGATACATGTGAACTTTATCATCATCTGAATTATTAAGAATTGCAGCCATATATTCAAGAGGGTGATGTACTTTTAAGTACATTGTTAAATATCCAGTAATAGCGTAGCTTGCAGAATGACTCCGATTGAAACTATACTTTGCAAATTCACATATATCTTTCCAAAGTTTTTTGACCTCTTTTGTTTGTAACCCGCTGGACTCAGCTCCCCTTAGAAATCTTATTTCATGCCTCTTAATAATTTCTACAAATTCAGGCATTACAAATTTGTCAGTAGTTTTAAATTTAGTAATCATTTTCCTTAGTTCATCAGCTTCTGTAAGAGAATATTTTGCTAATTTTTGAGCTAGCTGCATGATTTGTTCTTGATATACAATTTGTCCATAAGTATTTTTAAGCACTTTCCCAATAATAGAACTATCAATATAGTTGCTATGTTTGTGCTTTATATACTTTTCAATCATTCCAGACTCAATTGGCCCAGGCCTGTGTAATGCGCAAGTAGCTATTAAGTCTTCTACTGAATCTATACGTAGCCTTTTTAATATATCTCTCATTGGGGGAGATTCAAACTGAAAAACTCCCTTTGTATGTCCTGCTGTAAATTCATCAAGCACTTTTTTATCTTCTAGCTTGCTAAAAATATTAAATTCGTCTAAAGTTGTATTAAGATAGCCAAGACATTCTTTTATGATTGTTAAGTTACGTAACCCTAATAAGTCAAATTTAATAAACCCAAGGCTGGAAAGCTCTGGCATCATAACTCGCCCTGTCGCTTCTATAAACCCAGTTACGTATGTATCTGAACCAGCTCTTATTATAGGAATGTATTCATTAATATTTTTGTTAGAAATAATAACGCCTGCTGCATGCTTAGATACGTGCCTTCTATTGTCTAGCAGCAATTTTGTATATTCAAAAACATCTGGGTACTTTTCTTTAAGATATTTAAAGCTATTTAAGTTATCAAAATCTTTTATTTGTGCTACTTCAGCTAATAAGCTTTTGTCATTCAAGTCTAATACTCTGTGTAAGTCTCTAACAATAGCTTTTATTTGATATGTAGAGAACGTGCCTATATCGTATACATTATTTTCTCCATACTCTTTTTTTAAATATTCTTTTACTTTTTTTCTATCTTCTGTACCAAAGTCAGTATCAATATCAGGAAACTCTTTTCTATCTTCATTTAAGAATCTTTCAAAAATTAAGTTAAATTTTATCGGGTCTAGCTTAGTAATACCTAATACATAAGACACTAAACTTCCTGCTGCAGAGCCTCTTCCTAAGCCTACTATTAAAGAATACTTCTTACAATGCTGTATTAGTTTATACATAACTAAGAAGTATTCAGAAAATTGTTTCTTCATAATTAAGTCTAATTCTAAGTTTAATCTTCTTTTGTATCTGCTTCTTTTATTTAAACCTAAAGCTTCAAAATTTTTGTCTACAGCTTCACACAATATTTTATGACTATCAGTATAAAGACCAGCAAACTTTGATTGTTTATTAAATTCTATTGCTTCACAAGAATCAACTATATGTTCTACATTATCCATTGCTTCTTTTATCTCATTATCTGATAAAATATTTTGCAAACAAAATGTATATAGCATCTGGCTATGACTTTTAAAATATAATTCTCGAAAGTCAGATTTAAACTTTTCTGCGTCTTTATCTTTAACAGTCTTATTAAAAGTTAAAAGTCGCATGTAATCATATAATTTGTTATGAGATTTCTCTAAGTAGTGCACATCATTTGTAGCAACTAGGGGTACTCCCAATTCTTTTCCCATTCTAACTAATTCTCTATTCACATTTTCTTGTTTCCAATGCATGTGTGGCATAACTTCTAAATACAGATTGCTACTAAAAATAGACTTAAGCTCTAAAATTTTGTCTTCAGCTTGTCTTATCTCATTATTTAGTATGTCTTTACAAACTATTCCCCCAATACAAGCTGTTAAAGCAAATATGTCATTTGAACCCTTACACACTCGCTTTATTGTTTCTAAGTCTGTATGGGGTTTGTAATAAAAGTTTTGATGGCTATCATTTACAAGCTCTAATATCTTATAGAAGCCTGCAGTATTTTTAGCCAACAAAACAATATGCCTTTCATCTCTGTCAACTGACTTTCTAATTTGTTCTGCTTTATCTTTAATAACATATAGTTCAACTCCTATGATGGGGAGTATGTTGTTCTTAATCGCTGTAGTGTGAAAAGAGTAAGCTCCATTAATGTTACCATGGTCAGTTATTGCTAAGGCTCTTTGGCTTAATTCTACTGCTTTCTGTATTGCTTTTTCTGACGATATCATACCATCTTGTAGTGAATTGTCTGTGTGGAAATGTAAGTGTGAAAATCTCATATTTTAACTATATCTTACAAAATTTGAATTATTCTAGCTCCATAGACGACGTTAGAGACACTTTTTTAATGATGTTCATAGGTAACCATGGTCAGCTTTTATAGGTCAGCCAGCAACCTCTGCTTACAATCCTTTTTCTAAAACTAGCTTGATGTTTCTTAAGTGTGTTGTGACCCGATGCTGTGGAATGTCTAAGTGTTTTGCTATAATTGCTCGTTCATTTTTTATTCTACCATTATTAAATCTTATGGGGGAAAATACTTTTGGAAAATCAGTAAAAGCTCTTAGCACTGCTTTTGCTTCTGAATTTAATAGTTTAGATAAAGAATCAATTGCTTCAATCAAGTCTAAAGAAGTATCTTTCTGAGCTGAATTATTTGATATATTGTCTTGATAGCTTTTTTTAGAATAAGATAGTTTAGCTTCTTTAGCTATCATCCCAGCTAAAACAAGTTTTAAGCAATGAATAAAGTATGTTGTATACTTAGCTCTCATGTTTGGATTATAAGCTTTGCGACAATGTATTAGAACTAAATAGCCTTCCTGATATAAATCATTATAGCATAAAATTGAATAAGCTGGAAGTTTTTTTGAATAAATACTTGCTACTTTTTTTAGATAGTACATATCATTTCTAGTCATTTGACTCTCCTTATTAAAAATTATTATTTTTTTTTTACAGAAACTTAAATAACTTACTATAATATACTAATCTTTCTCCTTGGGGGAAGGTTAGTTAATGATATATCAACTCTTTTAATCTATCTCTTCTCTTCATTTCTTTAGTAAGCTTCTTTTTTAAAAGAGATATCTGCTTAGCAGAACTATTAAGATAGATTAGTGTTTCTAATCTATCTATTTTTTCATTAACTCTTTCAAGTTGAACTTCTTCATGAATCATAGCTTTTTCCTTTCAATTTAGTTCCTGTTACATTAAAGTTGTCCATCCAGTGTAGAAGTATCTTTTTAGCAGATTCTTTATCTACATTAAATTCTTTTTGAATGTATTGACCTGCCCCAAACATGTTTGTTACCCCTGACTCCCTTAACTCGTCTAAGAAAGATAAATGTTCTTGCTTAATAGTCATATTATTCTCCTTTCTAGTTTTGTAATAATTCTATCTCTTCTCCTCCTTAATAACTCCCCTTTGTATGACAGTACCCTCAACCGTCTAATATCTTTGTATGTCCACCATTCATTAAGGTTAAGTGGTAGCCTTTCTTTTTTGCAAAATTATTCACTGCCTGTGACAATGCTGCTTGCGAGGGGTATGTGGTAAGCACTCCCTCTGTATCAATATCATGACCTTGCTTGTTACAGATTTCAGCATAATATAAATCTTCATCAGGTGAATAAACTAACCACACAAATAATCTTTCCTTATCCATAACCTCGTCTCCTTTTACAAATTCTCTTATGACGAAATAAATTTTGTCCGACTCTTACTACGGTGTTGTCCGCTTTGAATAATATATAAATCTTATCTTCACAAAGTCCCTCTATTCCAACTTCAGCCTCGCTTGGACTATTTACCATTTATTTCTCACCCCCTCTCTTTTTCTTATTACATTAAAAAATTAAAAGTAAAATAAAATTATTCTCCCAATCTGTTTGATTGAGGCGATACTCCAAAGACATACTCCGTTCCATAATCTTCCTCGCCTCTACTTACCACAGCAACGAACCACCATTCATCGCCGTAATCATCATAATCATCATACATTTCTTGTCCCCCTCCTGTGCTGTCATATTCATAAAGTTTGTTACTATAGAAATTTTTGAACTCTGCAATTTTAAGAACTTCATATTTGCAATCATTATAATCTTTTACTACACTTCCTACTTTCATTTTAGGCTTTTCCATCTGATTCTCCTCCTATGACAAAAAGTTAAAAAATAGTAGATGTTAATTATGTATGTATTATAATATAATATATCATTACGTAAACAAGAAAATGTCTCTTTTCTGAAAATAGTTTATAAGTGTTACAGTATAACTACTTAAAAATGAAAGTTTTTATAAAATTTTAGTTAAACTTATGCTTTGCTTACTACTTTGTTATTTCTTTCCCATATATGTGAATAGCCTTTGACTTTACAATAGCAAGGCCATCTGTCCATTCCATCTTTGTGTCGTAAGCCATAACAATGTTCCACTTCATGTTTAATAAGATGAACTACTTCTTCATGACATAAAATGCCTGGGGGAAGCCGAAGCCATATAAAAGGAGCATCATAGCGGGCGTATCCCGTTAAGTGTTTCTTTGAGCGATTAAGCTCGACAACAAATGTCCCTTTTCTAGACCATAATAAGTGGTCTCCCTTTTTCTTAATCTCTTCTTTGACTAGCCTACGATAAAACTTTTTCTCCATAGCAGAGAACTTTTTCTTCTTGTCTAGAATTTTAATTTTCATCGATTCTCCTTTTAAAAGATTAAGTTAAAGTACTAAACATTTCATTTCAGCAATTTTAAGGTTAAAATTATTTCTCTTCTTCTTTTTGAATTACACCGCGTACATTAAATATCCCTATTCTAACTGCTAATTCACAACCTGATGGACAGATAATTGCCCCGTCTATCTCGTCAATATAAGTATCTTTGTATGCTTTATACACAGCATATTTTAGATTATTGCCAGAAGAATTACTTGCGGCATACTTAATCGCGGTTTTTAAATCTTTTGCTTTACCCCAACCATTGCCATTTGAAATAACAAGATAATGAGTTAAGCCTTTCAAGTAATCAATTATGATTTCTCGTTTCTCTTCTATATCCATTTCTCTCTCCAATTCCCTGAAAGTGAAATGTTTAGCTAAACTATTAAATTGTCAAAGAACAAAAACGTAATAATATAATTTATTATAATATATTATACCATAATCTGATGTGGGCGTATACAAGAAAATATATTTTTTTTTGAGAGCTTTTATATAACACTTATAATTTGATTAAAAGTCCTCTGGAGGATATAAGCTGTACTCATATCCAGCAACATTGATACGGACAATTTTCATTTCCATGTTGCCCTTTTTATTGCTTGATACGGGATATCTTTTATTTAGTACTCCTGTTTCAAGATTGTACGCCCAAGGAAGAGTATAACCTTCCTCTCCCATTTTCATATCTTTTATTTGTCTTTTTCTATTAAAAGTGCCAATAAGCTTTATGTTTGACATAAGACCCCCTTTTTAAAGTTTTGACTATAACTATGACTTTTTCCTCAATTCAAGGTCGCCAGATGACGCTGGAGACACTTTTTTAATGATGTTCATAGGTAACCATGGTCAGCTTTTATAAGCTAGCCAGCGTCATCTTATGTAATGAACTTCATCCCTGCATCTCTTAATTTCTCTATTAAAAGTGTCGGACTTTTGGGTGGATTATATGGGTGGCCTTGATAGCCGTCAATATATCCGTTGAATGCATTGATATCGGGTATAGTATTAGGTAAGTCACAATTTTTGTTTTGTGCTCTATCAAGAGCTCCTGCTAAATAATGTGTCTCATACATAACTTATCTCCTGTGTTAAAAGTTAGCATAAAGTAAACTAATAAAAGCAAATTCTTATAGTCCGTAAGTTACCCAAAAACCATTGTTGAAGAAATGTTCTAGTCTGTAGCCGTTCCTGCCAGAAGGATGTTCCCAACGATAGTGAAAAAGTATTCTTGCATATTGTTGTTTAACATTTACTTTAGCATCAATTTCTATTACAGCATCAATAAATAGGGGACTCATTAGTCCCAGAGTACTGGTGTTTATTTCTATTGTGCCTAAAGTTTGAAATACATCAATTGCTTCTCTCTTATGGTTAAAAGGTTCTATTGCAGTTTCTATCTTAACATCTACCCCAAGTTCTTTAAGCTTATGATTTACTTTTGCTTCTAATTCTTCTATACGATACCCCATTTGATTCTCCTTTTTCTGTGTTTAAAAAATTTAATAACAAGGACACGGTGGAGCAGCCTCTCTGGTATCCCCTTGTCTCTCCCATGCCCTGATACAACATTCTCTGGAGCAATAAAAACTACAACCATGCCCAGCACACCATTTATGGTTCTCCTCGTTATAAGTCTTATTACAGTAACCACACTTACATTTGGTCATTGTCATCTTCTCATCTCCTTTTTTAAAATAGTTGAACATTAATAGAATAAAATTATTCATCATGTGTTAATAACCCATCAATCATATTTTCTAGTTCATCGTTTGACATGTTATCAAAATCAACATGTCTGGGTCTTATTCCGTTAACTTCTTTGAACAAGTCCCAAATGCTCTCAATTAAATTGTGTCTTTTAAACTCTTCAACTGTAGTAACTCCAACTTCTTTCCAATAGCTTTCATCTTCAGTCCACGTTGATGCGAAGCGTTCTTTTGGGTTTTCTGCTACCCACTTTTCTGTCTTTGCATTTTCTGCTTTAATATACTTAATTAAATCTTTCATTTGATTCTCCTTTAAGATTAAAAACTATTAAAATTAACAAGGAATTAAGTGAACTACTTCCTCTTTATGTTTGATAGGCTTTCCATTTAATAGCTTTACTATTACTTTTCTTGCTTCTTCAAACATTTTAAAGCCGATATATATTCTATTTGAATATGCTTCCTCTGGAAAATCATTAATTGTTGGCGGATTTAAGAATATTTTTTTCGTTTTCCAGTGGTCAATAACTAGGTCTTCTCCAGTTCTGTGTTCAGCAACTGTTATAACTAATGTTTCTCCCTTTTCTAAACTCCTGAAAAGTATACTAAATCCTCGTTCTCTACCATTATACCATGCTGCTGTTTTCATAGAGCCAAGATGGTGTTCTAAAAATCCTATAGAATTTGTTTTACTTATTTCAACCGGATTTTTTCTGAGGAACTTCAGAAAACTTACTGCTTGCTTATTTAAGCCGTCCTCTATTCTGTCCAGCTTTGTTCCTTTACCATTAATATTATAAGCTAAATATTCCATTTGATTCTCCTTCCTAAAAGTTAAAAAATTAGCTAAATAAAAGAGACTTAATACTAACGTCTCCGTGAAGTGTTTCTTTAAGAGAGTCTGCTAACTCATCTTTACTCTCTTTATGAATTTCAAGAACTCTAAGTGCATTTTTCAGAGAAGGCTGATTCTGAAGATGTTCAGTAGTGTGATTGTCTTTAAGAATATTAATAACTTCTCCAATATTCTTACTTGCTTCCTTACTTTCTTGATATCTTTGAAATAGGCTTTCCATCTTTCTTCTCCTTAGTAAAGGTGAGTATTAATTATGAGTGTATTATATTATAATATATTACCTTCTGGAATAGAAAAATTTCTTTTTTAGAAAATAGTTTATAAAGTGTTACAGTATAACTACTTAAAAATGAAAGTTTTTTTCTAAAGTTTGTTTTTAAATGTATTAAAGACACTCACTATTTTTAAAGATGTTATAAGTTGTTTAGTGTGTTAGCTTTAAAACATCTTTTTCTAAAGTTTGTTAGTGATAGATTCTCTATTGAAAGTTACGATTTGTTATAAGTTGTTTAGTGTGTTAGCTTTAAAACATCTTTTTCTAAAGTTTGTTAGTGATAGATTCTCTATTGAAAGTTACGATTTGTTATAAGTTGTTTAGTGTGTTAGCTTTAAAACATCTTTTTCT